ATGGCGGAATATTACAGCGCCAACCTTTCCGAAAATGTCAAACGTGGTAACAGGGAAAGCGCATTGCAACTGAAGACAATAGGTAAAAAGGTTTTTGGGTATGGTAGAGATGCGGACGATCATTATGTCATAGACGAAAATGAAGCACCTATTATAAGGCGCATTTTTAGCGAATACACAAGCGGTAAGACTATAAATGATATAATTACCGACTTAAACCGTGACGGTATCTTAAACGCGCGGAAATCGCAATGGAATAAGAGTTCTCTGAATACTATCATCAGCAATGAGAAATACATAGGAACATACAAATATGCTGATTACATTGTGCCTAACGGAATGCCAGCTATTATATCCAAAGAAATGTTTGATGTTGCGCAAGAAATAAAAAACAGGCACAAGAAAGCGCCAGCACGATCACGTGATGCAAAGTACCTTTTGACTGGTAAGTTATTCTGTGGACATTGCGGAAGCGCCATGACTGGTGAATACGCCACTAGCAGAACAGGCAACCGTTACTATTACTATACTTGCGTGAAGTTCAAAAAGCGCAAGTGCGATAAGAAGAGAGTCAAGAAAGACTGGATTGAAGAAGTTGTTATTACTGAATTGATAAATCAGTTGAACGATATGGACTACATAAACAAGTTGGCTGATAGTTTTATGGAATATCAGAAAAAGCAGCTAGAAGATAACAGCGATGAAAAAATGATAGAGTCCAAGATCAAGGACGTGTCCAAGTCTATCAACAATGTAATGAAAGCCATTGAAGCTGGAATTATCACGGAAACAACTAAAGCACGCCTTGAAGAGTTAGAACAGAATAAGGCACAATTACAAATCACGTTGCATAAAGTACAGGCAACCAAGCCACCGTACATTGAGCGTGACATGTTCTTATTTTGGATTGATAGCCTAAAGACAGATACAGGAAATTATGACTATAAAGAAAAACTTATAGATACATTCCTGAACGCCGTGTATTTATATGACGATGGATATATTGACATCGGCACAAATCTAATCAAGGGGACTAAACGTATCACTGGTTCGACTTTGGAAGCATTAAGCGCACTAAACAAATTAAACTCTAACCAGTATGTGATACACAAGAACGTATGTATTAGAAGAGTTTACATTAAGAAAACCCACTTTATATAGTGGGCTTTTTTATTTATCCGTTCTAGCGCAAATCAACTTCTGTAATATGTTCATTGTCATATTTTCTATCTTGGATTTGCCTGTGCGGTAGTTGTCAATGATTGCTGTTGATACACCCGTTTCCTTTGCGATTTGGTAAGTTGTCTTGTCGCTGTTAAGAATGCGCTTGACTTCTTCTTCCATGACTTCAGCAATGATACGCTTGTCACTCTTTAGCATTTCCTTTAACTTCTTGATGCTTGTATATTCTTGGGATAGCTGGATAAGGCAACCAAACTGTCCCGATTGATAAACTCTAATGAATGGGGCTGTGAAGTAAGTACAATAGCCCTCATCGTCATAGATCTTGAGCCAGTTCTTAAATTCAGCCGTCAATGTGTAATGCTCAGGAACGTCAGTATCGCCGTCAATCAACCATGCGCTATATTCGCCGTCTTCGCCGAAATTTAACTCTTTCATATCTAAGTGGGAAGTAGTGGCTGGTCTATCTTCCGTTGTCATGCCTACCATGATCAATGTTGCAATGTCGCTTCCGCCTAATGATACGCAAATATCTTTATAAGAACGTCTATTTTCAAGTATTGCTTCTTTTAATGTGTACTTTTCCATGTTACCCTCCTATAAAATCTGTAATTCGTACTTGTAAGTGTCAGAATATCCACTTGTGAGTAGTGCTGTTTCTTCTAGTGTGGCTGTACCTTTGTAATGTTCCAACCATTCTTCACCGCGCTTGATCGTGTCTTCAATTCTGATGCTATCGTTAGCATGATTTACTAAGATAACCTCTAATGTGTCTTCAATTTCTTCTAATTGTTCAAAGAATTCATTCACGTCTTTTTCGGTTAGATCGTCAGTGTAAATTCCACCGTCAATCGTATATGTGTATTCGTTGTCTGTTTCTTCTTCATAGATTGTAAAGTCTGAATTAGAGTAGTTTTTGAATGCCTTGTCTGTAAGTGTTAGTGCTGTTCTTTCTTTTCCGTATTGCTTTGTCATGTTTTTTTACCTCAATCCCTTTTGGGCTTTCCTTGACTATAATATACAAGTTATTTTATATACTGTCAATAGAAATATATAATTTATTTTATATAAATGTGCATAAAAAAAGAACCCACCATTTAAGGTGGGCATTGTTTACTTCAAGTCTTCTTCCTGTGCTTCTTTGTATTGCTTGCTGGAGATGTGTAAGATAGCGCCAAGGAATGTATCAACGGCAATGATCGTGCCGCTAACTTCCTGTGGATAAGGCAATTTCCAAATTCCGGCAAGTGTCAAATACAATGTAGCAATAGCTGGTAATACGATTAAAGCAATCTCTTTGAGTGTGTCATAGACTTTGTTGTTTGTAATAAGCATTTTCTTTTTTCCTCCTATTTTAGAAAAGTGTCGTGTTTCAAATGATTTTGATAAGTGTCTTTAATGAGTTTTGTTGCTTCAGTAATTACACCATTTTTAAGGTGATGTTCTTCCACATACTGCTCGTATGCATCACATTTGCATACGATAAATCTAAACTGTTCTTTACTATGTACAATTCCCCTTTGACATTCATTAGCGAAAACAAGAATGGTATTGCGTATGTCATCTACTCTATGTGCGTTATCTGATGCAATATGATCATCTAGTTTTTTATCTAGTGCATCTATCTTTTGATTGACATTGTGATTGAGGCAACCACCTGCCCATTTAAGTAATTTATCCCAAGGGTTTATCTTAATCGGTACAATCTGAATAAATACAGAAACAACAAATGCGATTGTGATAAAAGCACTTACTAAATCTTTTATTTCAATCAATGCGAATAAGTCTTTCAATAACATGGTTCACCTATTGTTCTCTAATTGTTCCGTCTGGATTAGCATATACTGTCAAATTAACAGAATCATTTTGCACCAGTATGCCATTTTCGTTGAATAAATAAGTACTTGTCACACCCACCCAACTAAGAGTTTGAAGTCCTTTTAGCATTACACCATTTGTGTTGAAGTAGTACCAATGATTGTCTAAATACTGCCAACCCGTTACCATTTGGCAAGAATTATTAAAGAAGAACTTTTCTTTCTTTCCGTTGTATTCGATTTCTTGCCAACCTGTTACAGCATATCCATTCTCATTGAAATAGTACCAATCCCAATATACTCGAAGCCATTCTGACTTTGGATAAGTCCCGTCGGCATTTTGAAACCACCAACCTTTAGCATCTTCATGCCAGCCGACAGTGGATAGAGTAGGCGCAATACCAAAGCAAGCTAAGACACCACGTGCGATTGTGTCGATATTTGCGTTAAAAATAGCCAAATCTTCTTCCGATGTAATAAAGCCACATTCTAACAATCTATAACCATATCCCTTTACGTATGCACGATATGGATTTGCTAAATCATTGCGATATTGTAATGGATTTGCTCTGCCGGCTAAAATATTTGAAATGAACGCCGCTAAAGCATAATCGTAACTATCCGCTTCAACGCCACTATACACGATCACATGTCCACCACGCGCCGTGCTTCCTGCACCGTCCATGTGTAGTTCGATAATTTGCGTGTCTAATGGTAAATCTAAATAACTAATTCCATTATCTGCATAGTAGTCGCGTGACATGTCCCCTAAGATAACATTGTCACCGCCTAGTTCTTTGATGCGTTGTCCTAAAACGCGGACTCTTTCTGCTTCCGTGTAGCCATAGGCAATAGCGCCACTATCCCCAGCACCATGCCCACAAATAACAAGTAATTTCATTTTTCTTTTTCCTCTTTTCTATCTAAAAAAGCGACCTTTTAAGTCGCTTTAATAGCAATATTTATTTCTCTTTGTAATAGTCCCAAGCATTGCCAAACGCAGGCTCGTTGCCCTTGTTATTGTTTATGTTGGATATAAACACAATTCCGCGCGCGATAACTAAGTCACCTTTATTGTAGGTTCTCTTTTCGTCCCATGGCTTGATTTCAACTTTTGGCTTATCCTGACTGTTTTCACTTGCTTTTAACAGTTTGTAATGCTTGTCATCTTTATCAGGTGTGCTATTTTCACTTGATATTACATTTTCGACAACCTCGTATGGATTGTCCTTGTACTTAAATCGTTCTCCCTTTTTATAAGGAAACTTCCTTGCTTGCCAATCCTCTAAAAACTTCGCCCACTTGATTACATCTTTGATTTCTGCGCTCTGTAACCCTAACGAAATGAAATGTGCGACCGCTTCTGTTTCTGCTCTTTGATTGACTAAATCAATTTCTGCTTGGGAAACTTCATCAAAAAATACTCTGATTGTATATTTATTATTTAGGCAATCAACGCTAAAACTATTAAGTCTTAAATTTCCTAGCTGTGATAAGGCTTGATCGTTATTAACTTTTGCACCCGATATATTATCTTGTTGCATATCATCAACAATCATTTTAATATCTTCCAATCGACATGATTTGCTAAATTGATTTTTACCTATTGTATCTACTGTATATTTATGTCCGTTATTTAATATTATTTGTGCCATTTTTTATTCTGCCTTTCTAACATATAAAACATCAACTATTGTTTCACCGGCCGGCAAAGTCCAACCCCACCAAGTGTTGCCTACATATACAGTAACATTCGACTTTGTTGTTTCTTTAATATCGCAAGTAACATGATCAGTAAATGCTCTTAATACACACACGATTTCATACCCTTTTGGAGTCGAAATATTAACATCAATTAACTTTGACTCTTGTGCATTTATTGCAGGGTGATTTGCACTAAATTGTTTAACAATAAAAGTATCATTTCCACCAATAGCCAAGCCACCTTTTGCGTATGTCCTACCAAGTGTTGATAAATCGCCCTCATTGTATATGCCGCATGGATTGTTACCATTTTTTCTAACCCATAGCATGTGCACGCTAGTTGTTAGTTTAGCCAAAATCATCGCCCACAAATTACCAGCTAGTACATACGATTTTTCGGTTGTCTGTCCGTAACTATCCGTGACCTTTAATCTCAGATTGTAATTTTTATCGTATGAATAGCCGTTGATGCGTTGCTTTACGGTGAATTCATTGCCTGATAGCACGCCAGTTGAATTTACGCTATGACCGCTTTCATCATTTACTGTGATTGTAAGTGCATTATTTTCGCCATTATAGAATGTTCCCTTTGCATTCGCATAACCGTCATTGACTGTTGGATTGTCACGTTCGGCGGTAAATTCTGTAATTGTTGGGAAGAAATATGGAACATACGTTCCTTGCCATTTTTGCGTTGTTTTAAAGCCGCGGCTATCTTCAATGACAAATTCTATGTCCCCGTTATTCATACCGTCTAAATCAACGCTATACACGCCGTCAGCAAGTGTTAAAGGGAATTGCTGCTTGTTATGTAACGCATACACGTTTTTAACCGTTGCATATCCCCTTACATCTGCTCGCATGGATAACTTTTTCTTAGATAAATAGCGGAATACTTTATTTTCATGTACTTTGCTGTTTCCTATTTCTTTGACCGTTGCGCTATTGATAACTGGCGCATACTTTTCAGCTGGTAAATCAATATAAAAGTCAATGGTTGATGTGCCAATCATCGTTGCATTCTGTGTTCCGTCTGCGTACGTTCTTATGCTTAAATAACCATATACAGATTTTGTATCAATCGCATACTTAATCATTTCTTCAGTCGGCTTGAATACATACTCTGTATCAATATCATTAGTGTTTAGCCATTTCGCACCACTGTTGCCAACTACCCACACAAGTGAATGTCTGTACTTACTCACTTTTTTATCTAATAGCAACGTGATCGTGTCGCTCCCATCTAGTTTGACATGGTTTTTATTGTCTTTCCATGTACCACTACTTGCACGGGGAATGTTAGGAAGTGTAATGACTTCTGCCAAATAAGAATTTGCTGCTGAAAAGTAGAAATCTAAAGTAGCACTAACACCAGCACTATAATCTCCGTTGTTATCGTGGTAAGCCCAAAAGCCACCACTTAACAGTGTTCCACTACCTCTTAATGTTCCACCACCAGTTATGGTTTCACAACCTGTTCCAGAAAAAGTCCATGATCCTGAATAGATATAACCACTATTCATTGTATAAGTAGTTTCTAAATCTACCCAATCTCGATTTAACTCGATACTGTGATACTGTGCATTTACTCTAGCCCATAATTGATAAGTGACATTTGCTTGCCCGACTTGTTGTGTTACTTCTTTTATAACTTGCCATGCGTTACTTAGTAGTACCATTGCTTATATCTCCAATCCAGTTGATAACACTTGCTTTAACTGTGGCTGTCTTGATCGTGCCATTGACAAACTGTGTTATCTCACTTTCCACGTTTTGTGCTTCAATTCTATGTGCGCCGGCACTTAGATATTCAAGAACCCGCAAATACGCAAGCATACTGTCCACTTTGTCAAACTTTGCTAACAGTGTACCGTCTGACTTTTTAACATTTACACCGTTTGTATCAACGGTTGTCACGGTGTCCTCTTTATCTGAACCAATATGCAAGCCGTTTTCGTCCAACTTTTCAGAAATAGTGCTAACTGTTTTATCAAATTCTGTGCGCTGTACGGTACGGCTGAAGCCGTCCGCCGTTTGTTTCTGCAACGTCTGAATTTCTGTCTTTGCACTTTCAATCCCGTTTCTATTTTCTGCTGTCTGATTGACTAAGTGTGTAATGCTTCCGTTAAGTTGCTCAATGGTTGATTTGTTGGTGATAGATACTTCCACCAATCCATTTAACACATCATCACGGATAGCATCAGAATAGCCCACGCTTTCGTCCGTGAATGTAGCCTTGTATCGTTGCCATATCCAAGTATCAGCCGTTTTCTGTGGCTGTGTATCTTGCCATGTTCCGCCTGTTGCTTCCGACTTTGAAGTCGAGAGATAGTATTCAGGCTTTACCGACTTGATGCCCTTGCCAGCTTTGCCAGCGATTGACGGTGTATAAACTTCACTTGTTGTGTTGTCGCTATACTTCCATGTTGTCTTAGTCCATAGGGTGTACCCCTCATTGACTAAAGGAATATCACTAGACCATGTGCCAGTAGGGATAACCGTTGCGCTTGTTCCAGCTTGATATGTCAATGTCGGACTTCCAACAATGCCACGCCCACTTTCGCCCTTGATACCCGTTAGCTCAAATGGTTCGTGTCTAATTTCACTACCATTTGCTGTGATGTCCACCAGCATATACCACATGTGCTGTCCGCCAATACTAGCTGGTTGTGTTTCAGTCCATGCGCTGTCAGTCTTGGACGGCTTATTTGCTGATGCCGTTTGTAAGTAATATTGCTTTGTTCCTTTATTAGCGTTTCCAACTTCCGTTGTGATGTTCTCAATCTTGCTCTTAAAGGTTTCCAAAGTGTTTTCCATTTCGTGAACATTCCACGATAACACTTGGATTTGCTTTGCTGAAGATACTGTCTTCTTTTGCTCTTTCTTACCCTTTGTTTCTACCGTGTCAGCAATCAAATTTATGTCGCTTAATTCACGGCTGAAAATAGGGAATGTAGCAATAATCCCCTTAAACGTTGCAACCTTTACCCAGTCCCCAACTTCTAAGTATGGAAGACTCTTATATGATGCTTTACAAGGCTTGTATGCTTGCCATTTATAAGCTGGAAAGAGTTTATCCGATATAGACTTCATCTGCGCTGTGGATAGCCCAAATAAAAGCGGATTTGCAAGTATTAAGTATGTATTACCGTCAGCCTTACCTGAAGAAACGCCCAAATCCTTTTCGCTTGACTTGATTGCTAGTTTCTCGATAGCTGGTGTTACCGTATCGGAAATAGTCGCATCGTTGAATAACCTAGTAAAAGGAATTTCCGTTGGTGTTTTATTAGGGTTGATTGCTTTCAACTTGCCTGATCGTGACATACGGAAGAATGTCCCGCTTGCTTCCTGAATATATCCAAGTAACTCGCTTGCCTTTAAGTTCTGAAAGTATGCCGTTTTAGTAACTTGCATGTCTGAGTTAGTCCATGTGTTAGGTAATTCAGTTAGTACCCCCACACGCTCGCATAACTTAATCAGCAAGTCTTTTAATGTCAAAGGGAATACAAGTTGCGTATTCCACCAATCAGAAACATCAGCATCAACAAACTTCTTTAAATCATCGTAACATTCAATATCCGTTGTGTAGTCTGTTGATAACTTCGCATTCACAATCGTATAAACGCCCAAATCAAGTGCGCCTTGTTTGACTGTAACACGTTTTCCAATTAGTCCAGTCACGTTTCCGTTTTCTTTGGCAATGGTGACTTTGAGTGTTGATGCTTCAACACTTGTTAAGTCCAGCGTATCTTTTGAACAAAGCGACTCTTTGATTTTAAGCGAACCGCTTGTAAAGTCTTTATTCGTGTATGTTGTTCCAGCTATATTTAAAACAACATCAGGCGGTAGCAAATCGCCTGTGTATTTCTGCTTCAAATCATTAGGAATATTCAGCATTTGCTACCTCCTTATACTTCAATAAATGAAAGGGCAACGTCCAAATATGCGACATCGCCCGTGTTTTTATCTGTAACTCGTTTTTTATAGGTGAGATTTGCCCCAGTATATACCGTTCTAACCTCGCCCGAAATGCTTTCAAATGTGTATGTACCGCCCATGTCCTTGCGGCAAAGGTTCTTCAGTTTATCAAATTCTGCTTTTGATAACCAATGCCATTTCAATTTTTCTGAAGTAACATCACGGCGTAAAAGTACAAAGTGCAATTTGCCAGCACCATCACGCCAACTTTTACCGTGCATATCTTCACCAGTGCAATCAGGATCTATGTCAGGCATTGGCAATAGTACACCATTGATTTTATAGCCTATTTCTGCCATGTTACCTCCTAACCTAAAACAGCCACAGGGTTCTCACCTGTACGGCTTGTTTCTTCGATAATGTACGATACAGCAGCCTTGCCAACGTCTTCGATTAGCAAGTTCTTTTCTTGTACTACTCTAATAAGTGTTGCTAACATGTTCACCACGTCAGCATTTCCGCTTCTTTCGTCCATTACTGTGCGCATTGCATCTTGAATTGTAGTAAGTGGCGCTTCAATGTTTGTTCCACTCTTTTGGTCGCCTAATACAGCCAAGAATTCATGGTTAGCTGGAATTACCGCACCATTTGCAAGGTATGGAATGCTTGGGACACCAATAGACGGCAACCACGAAAACGGCGATGCACCTAGAATTGAAATGTTTCTTAGTCCATTTAGTGCGCCATTGATAGCGTTAAAAGGAATGGAAACAACTGTATTGATACCGCCAATGATATGGTTCACAATGCTCTTAAATGTATTTGCGATTGCTTCCGTTATGCCATGGAAAATAGCACCGCCAGCGCTAAAAACATTCTTAACGGCTTGCCATGCACCGCCAAATATATCGCCAAACCATTTAGCAACATTACCAAACACTTGTTTGATACCATCCCAAATGCCACCAAAGAAGCCTGTTACACCATTCCAAACGCCTTTTATAATTTCCCACGCATTAGTGAATATCTTAGTGATACCACCCCACATTTCAGAGGTTGTCTTAGAAATGCTTGTCCATACTTCTTTGATAAACTTCTTCAGGTTTCCAAATGTTTCGTCAAACCATGCTTTTATAGTTTCCCAAATTGCTTTAATGCCGTTTAGCATTCCTTGCATTAAAAAGCCGCCCAAATCTGCGAAAACCGTGGACGGCGAATGAATGCCAAAGTGTGTTTTTACGGCTTCAATGATTGGCTTACATACATTATCCCAAATCCAACCAGCAATGCCTTTTATCGCGTTCCAAATACCTTTTAGAATACCCATTATGATATTCATGCCAACGCTTCCATAGTCGCTATCTTCGATAAAGCCTTTGAAGTAGTTGAAAATGCCGTCACATACTGAGCCGACAATACCAACCAATAAATCAACACCGGCTAATAATGCGTTAGTAAGGAATGTTACAAAACTTGAAGCAATACCTCCAGCATCTAAATTGCTGAAGAAGTCCACAATGGCGCTTACGATAAATTCGCCAAGTTGTTTCCAATCATAACTTTGTAACCATTCGCTTGCTTCATTAAATCCACCAATCAAGAAGTCTGATATGGATTTGGCAATATCGCCATAATCAAGCCCAGTGAAGAAGCCAATCAGGAAGTCAATACCAGCTAATGTCTTACGAACTAATAACCGCCCTAGAATGCTAAAATCAATGTTTTCAATAGCATTGTTTAAGAATGTAGCAATATCACTTCCGATTGCATTAAAATCAATCGTTTTAAGTGTGTAATAGAGTGTTTGAATAACGCCGTCAATACCCTTGCCAGCCGTTGCACCTATTCCAGCCCAGTCGATACTAGCAAATGCTTCATTTATCTTTGTTCCGATTGTTACGCCTAGCCCTTGCCAGTCAGCATCTGCAATCATCTTCCATATACCGTCAAGTGCGCCTGTGTCCACGGTTTCAAACATGGTGTCAAGTCCTGCTGTACCTCCACCACCTCCGCCACCGCCACCGCTTCCAGCGTTAGATTTATCGGATATATCGTTAATTTCATCAATACCAGCTAATGCGCCCTGTTCTTCTTTTATGGCTTTTGTTGCACCCTTAGCCGCACCTGCCATTTTCTTTTGTTCACTTGATATGCTTGCAATACTCTTTTTAGCCACGATGTATGAGCCAGCACCAGTTAAAACCGCAAAGAAATGAGCCACAGCGTTTGCCGCTGATGTAAACCAATCAATGATTTGTGACAATACTGGCGCTATTGCGTTTACGAGTGGCGCGATCATTGCACCTAAACTATTTGTGAATGCGCCTGTACTCATTTCCAAGCCATTCATAGATGTTTTTAATGCTTCAGAATATTCAACAGCATGTCCAAAGCCTTGCGTGATGCCTGATAATACTTGTCGCATTGCCATTCGCAACGCAAGCAATTTAAACATGTTGCCAAGTGAGAAAATCGACTTGCCTAATGAATTAGCAAATGCATTTGTTTTGCCTTGTTCTTGATTAAACACAAACAGTGCTTTTGTTGCGTTTATCACGCCACCACTTATCGCATTAGTAACTTTCCCAAGCGATGCGCCAGCGTTACCGATTGCACCCTTTAATGAAAACTTAGGCGCTTGTTCTTTCGGCAAAATGTCTTTCCCTGTGTTGCTTGGTAGTGATGCTAATTCATTTTTTACTTCTTCAATGCGCGCTCTCAGTCTTTCAGCATCGCCAATTTCTGCTTCAAGCCTACTTTTTAACTTGCTGTCTTTTCCACCGCTTTTCTCAAATGCATCATGTGCTTTATTTACGTTTCTTTCAACCAGCTTCAAATGTGACTCTAAGTCTTTTAATTCAGCCTTAAGTTCCGATGCACCCTTTTTGAAATTCGATGTGTCTATTTTTGTATCAAATACAATTCCACCGTCTGACATTAAAAACCCCCTTTCTATTTAAAGCGCTCGTTCAACTTGCGCATTTCTTCTTTTTCTTTTTCTGTATAAACAGTCTTAAATTCGATTAAATCTTGATTTTCTTTATAAAAGTCTTGTTCCCACTTTTCCAGCTGTTTATGTTTTGATTTTTTCTGTCTAATATTCAGGATATTAGAAAACAGTCCCTCTTGAATTTCATTGAAATATCCTAAGAAAGACCACCAATGCAAATATGACTCTGTACGGACTTCCCTACCTGCTACACGATTTATGGCGCTGAAGATAATTTGCTCGTCTTGTTCCCAATCCATTAGTTTTGGCTTGTTCTTGGCTTTGGAATAGTCTTTTCCACCGTCCATAAACCATGAACATTGCTTGATTGCTTCTTCCACGTCTTCCTGTGCCAAGTTCTCAAAGCCCACTAATGCATCAACCATGACATAAATCTTTTCTCTGTCTGATAACTCAACATCATTGCATGCAACTAGCACAATCAAGGCTGTGCGAAAGTCCGTTTCTATGTTTAGTTCTTTACCATTTACCGTGATGCTAGTTGGTAATTGCCCTATCATTTCTTCTTATATGCCTTGCGGTACTTTTCGATGTTCTTTTGCATCGTCTTAGTTTCTTTTTCGATAAATGGCTTTATATACTCAGCGAAAGCCGTCATAAAGTTATTGAAAATAGTGTTCCCATTACTCATGGATAAAGGGTTCTGCTTTCCAAACACAATTTCGCTTGCACCGTCATAGAAAATGCTGTCAAACTCTGTGCGCATTTCTTGGTTCATTCTGCGTACGGCTTCGGCAATTTCAGGGACAGCTGCTTCACCGTCACTTGTGATTGTTAGTTCTTCCCCTAGTGTTTTGATTTTTTCTTGGAAATTGTCAGCGACACGCTGAACACGATCTAAAATTCCAATATCACGTACATTTACGCGTAAAATTCTATTTTTATCATTGTTGATAGTTATTTCTTGAATACCGTCATCAAAATTAATGTTCATAGCCATATTGTTTGGTTTCCTTTCTTAAAATAAAAAAAGGCGGCGCTTTCGCTACCGCCCCAACAGTTAGTCAGCGGTGAATTTGTTTGTAGTTTCGTTAAACTTGCCCTTTTTACGCTTGCCTGTATAGTGTACGTCAAAAGGGATTTGGTAGCCGTCATACTTTCCGCCATAGTCTTTGACTTCCAAATAGACTTCTTCTTCATACGCAACATATGCGCCAGTTGTTCCGTCCCATGTATGTACTTCCAATGCTGTTGTCTTAACCTCGTCCAACTTCTTGCGGTTGTCCACGATATCCTGTAAGAATGTGTATAAAGCATTCCCCTTTTCTGCATAGAATGTATCAACTGAGCTGGAAGCATCATAAGAAGAAATCTTGATAGAGTTTTCGCCTAAGATGTTTCTCTTTTTTGTTACTTCGGCATTGAGATTGATTTTGTATTCTTCTAAATCGTTTCCAATGCGCACATAGTTGGTTGTTGCTGCCTTTGGTGTAGCATTGATGTAATGCACCAAGAATTCACGCCCAATAGTTCCTGTTTCTACTGTCTTTGCTGGTTCTGGCATTTTCTAAGCCCTCCTTTTATTTGTATATTGTGTAACTCACACCGATTTGAATTTGATACGTCACGCCATCGTTTATATCCCCGCTTGGCACGCTAAACAGTAAGCCATTTCCAGCGCTAATCTTAGTTATAACGCCGTTCTTTTCTTCACCGTTTACGTTTTCGGTTATTGCTATGTCTTTAAGCTGGTTTAGGTAATAAGTAAGCGATAGAAGAAAGCCGCTATTGTTCAAGCGATCATAGTCTTCATACGCTTTTCTATCAGCAAATACACTGAAATTGATGTGATATTTCTTATTACCTAATATATCCCCGCTTACTAGCGATGTACCTAGTGGATATACGCCCGTGTCCATTTCCTTAACGTCACCAAGTGACATATAGTCAATGTGAATATTGTTGTTGAATTCGTCCATTAAAGGACATTCGGTTAAAATCTTCTTAATTGTTTCAATGACATTCATTTGACAAACCTACCTTTCGCTAATCTAGCGGCGGCACGCCCTATGCTTTCGCCGTGGTCTTTCATTGCTCTATCGAACCAATGAGAACCAGCTAATGCATTCTTTGAAGTGTTATAATTCAGCATTCTTCCAGTTGGGTCGGGTATTTTAGCAACACCCTTGCGACTCCAATGCCTACCCGTACGGGCATCATAGAATGAACCCTTTAAGGTGATTGGGTCAACGAAAAGCACGCCGTAATACTGATAGCGTGCGTATGGGGTATTCTGCCTTATCTGTCCCGAACCGATAACCGTTTGTGCCATCATTGCGTTCTGTAACACGCCATTCATGTTAGGCATGTATGGTAATGATTGGCGCATAACTTCATTGTCTATAAACTTCTGTACTTCGCCACCGTCATTGAGTCCATGCTCTGCTAACAGCTGCTCAACTTCTTTGAAGTGTACCTTGCCAACTATTTGCATGATAGTTCCCAGTGATGCATAGACTGTGTGCCGTACTTTTTATAGTCAGCACGCATGATAGTAAATGCGCCAGCTTTTACCAGTTTATCCATGCTTTCTGATTGCTTGCGTGCATCTGTGCTATCTATTTCAATCTCACATGCACCCTCAATCAGTAAGTCTTTCCCCTTAGTAAACTGTAAGTCTGTGTGTCCCCTAAACATGCACATAGCGCTTTCTTCATACGTGCGCCCTTGCTTGCTCATGCTTGCTATGCTGGTGTCTGTCAAGAAGCATTTATCAATCAAGATTTTTTTATAACCGTTCTTTTGTAAATAAAGGGTACATGATGTATTTGCGTACATGATCATATACCCCTGTAAAGATAGCCCGTCTTACCTAACCACTTTTTAAGAACACTTGCCACTTTTAACGTATAATCACGCTCGATTTCAATGTTTGAATTGCCTTTGTAAGTGACGGTATATTCTCCAACTTTCTCGCTTGCAACGCCTAGCGGAACACTTACAGAATTGCTATTTGACTGGCTGAATTGTACCTCCGCCAATTCACACATAGCCTGCTTCATTTCTTCAATCGGTTCACCGTCAAAGTCAAACTTAATTCTGTTCAGTATTTCGTTACTGGCTTTGTTAGCGTAAAATTTGAATTCGCTCTCAGGTATCAAAGGGCTTTTTCCTAATAGGTATTGTTCCTTGTAAAACTGATAATCAGCAAATATCATGCACCCTCCTATTTACTTCTTTTCTTTTTGTTTCTTTGGTTCTTTCGGCTTCTTTTCTTCCGTTGCTTCTTCTAATTGTGACTCAATAACGGTGGACAATTCACCAGTACAGATGATTTGTTCCCCACCGTTAAAGAGTACGCCTATGATTTTAGCCATTAAGCCTTAGAGTGAGAGTAGATGCCTGACTTCTTGTTCTCGTACACTTCGTTGATACCGTACAAGTGGAAGAAGAATTTCCACCAGTCGCCGTCCTGATTTGTTTCAGGGTCAATAATCTTGTTCACGATGTCCTTGGCAACCTGCATGAGTGCGCTTGGGTGTACGATTTGGAAGTTTAATTCCTTACCAGTTGTAGCCTTTTCAAAGCCGCCCTTTTCTTCACCAGTCTTGCCTGATAGTGACTTGATTGCTGTATAGAAGCGTGCCTGTGGTACTTTCACAATTGCTGTGAATGATGCTAATACTTCACGTGATTTAGTTGTGTCTAAGTCCTGAATAGCACGTAAGCCAGTTGGTGTGATGTAAAGGATACGTCCCTCAGCTGGTACTTCTGCATCGTCCATAGCAGCAACCGCTGTGGAAATAGCCTTGAGCCATGCTTCACCTGTTGCTAAAGCAGCGCTAACAACTGGTGTTCCCTTAGCGCAATATGTTGCAAAACGTGTTGCGTCAATTTCAGGAACAGCCTTTGTTCTGATAAATTCAGATGCTAAACGTCCGAAAGCAATCTTTGCTGTTTCAATGTCGTCCATTTTATCAACTTGGAACACACGCGCACGGTCAAAGTTAGGTGCTTTTGTTTCAAAGTCTAATGTTACTGAACCCATAGGGTAGCCATTTACACGGCTATATTCACCTAATCCGTCCATTTCCATTTTTGGAATTAAGAATTCCTTACCATTTGCTGTCATTTGTAAAAGACTTGTATCGCTGTCTAATACGGCTGTAAGTGATGCTTGCTTATAGACTGTGTCTAAAAGGTCGATGTAATTCTTAAATAATTGAATGTTGTTTGGCATTTTCTAAGCCCTCCTATTTTTCTTTAATTCCCATTACGGATTTTGCAAAATCAAGCGCTGTATTGCTTGCATTTGTATTGCTTGCTGTACTTGAAACAGCGTTTTTTACTGGTTCGGTAGAAGTAAATAAGTAATCATGCTCACCCTTTACCGCTTCAATAGCGCTCTTGATGTCTGCTTCTTGGTTCTTGGAAGCCTTTAATGCTTCAATGTCCAAGAATGGCATGATTGCTTTTGCTTCACGTCCTCCAGCTGTTGTTACTGTCTTTGCTAACAAGTCGTTGAAGTTTCTATCTGCGATTTGCTTTTCAAAGTCCGCTTTCTGTGATGCTAGTTTTTCGTTTAGATCACTTACCTGCTTAGAAAGTTCTTCAGGCTTTAATTCTTGCAACTTCTTAAGTTCCGCTTGTGTTGAAGTAAACTGTGCTTTATAGTCTTCTAATTCTTTCTTAGCGTTCTCTAATTCGCCCTTTGCACTGTTTACGTCTTGTCCGTTCATCTTAAAAACTTCATTGATTTGTTCGTCAGTTAGTCCCAACTTTTGCAATTCTTCTTTTTTCATTTCTTCCTCCTATTAGGCGTTGTTAAAGCAGGTCGCCAATCTGCTAAAGAGTCACTATTTAAGGCATAGTTGCCAATAGAAAAAAGCGCATATAGCGCTTTAGTCTTTTGTAAATACCCTTGCCATTTCTTCAGGCAAGCCCATTGCTTTCGCAAATTCTTTATAGTCGTTGTATGTTGCTGTTCTGCGGTTCTTCATAATCGTTATATCCGCTTTATCAGCATTACCCTTTTTGAGCAGCGCTATTCGTTCGTCCTGAACACGCATTCGTCTTTCTAATGCACGCATGCGTTGCGTTGCTTCATATAGAGTGTATTCCTTACCGCCGTATTCGTGCGTTTCTAGCGTTCTTTGGTACAGTTTGGATAATTCTTCATCTGTGTATCTTCGCTCGCTAAAACCACTCACAAATGGCATGTAATGGTGATAACAATTCACACCACACAATCCGCCAGCTTCGCCCAATCCGCAAATGTCTATGAGTTGCTGTTTGGTGTATATCTTGCCTTGCCATAGTGCATGCGATGGTCTAGCTGTTGGGTGTGCTGATACTTCAAATAACTCTGTGTGTAGTTTTTCAGCGTTATCATCTTCAATCTTTGCTGTGACTTGTCGCATACCAGTCATAACGGCACGCCTTACGGCAACATCTATGCGATCATGTCTTCCGCTTTCGTATTCGATGTAACGTACACCACTAGCCGTCAATTCGTTTACGGTCTTTTTTAGCGCTGTATTATAGTCAAATGCGCCCGTTGATACTTCTATCAAAGTTTTATTCAATAACTCACCATAATAGCCCTGTACGCTCTTGAATTGCCCGTCCACCGTAAAGCCTAATGCGTTGGTGATGTTCCTAATGTCTGATAGCGTTTGTTTCTGCACGGCTTCCATTAGTTGCAATAGTTCTGCATTCTCTGATAACGGTACAAAGTCCACGCCAACGCCTTTATAAAGCGCTTCATCGCGTGCATACCCGTCAGCAATTACACGCTCATACAATTCTTTCATCTGCGCATCGGATAAATCTAAAGCGTGTTGTATGAGTTTCCGATAGTCTTTATTAAAGCCGTTCAACTGTGACAAGCGGTATAGTTCATAATCTGCTGTACGTGTGATGTGTCCAGCCTGTTCTATTCTTCTGATAATGTCGGCAAGTATCTCGCTTTCCAACCGTTGCATTGATTGCGCTAGAAATTCAGGTACTTTTTTTAGGTCTTCTTCACTGAACATTAAGGCTGTTCACCCTCTGTGATTGTTCCCCTGATTTCTGCAATCTTGCTCATGGCTGTTGCTTCGTCTTCACCGTACCATTTCATTCGATACTCAACAGGCGACATAAAGCCACTAGCAACATCAATGCGATCTTGTGCGCGTTCTGTTTCTTCGTCCGTCTTGATTGAGTCGTGGAATGTACAATTAAAGCCAAAATCAGTTGTAAACATGGCTTGATAGAACGCGATAGCATGTGCTAAGTCTTCCAAGCATGATTTCAAGTTCATTTGGATAGCGTTCACCATGTTATATTTGCGGTTTTCGCTTGCCTTGATTTCCTTTGCTGTCTTTTCCACGCTTTCGTTTTTAGATAAATCACCATAGGCAAGACAACAATTAAACTCTACCAGTCGCTTATATTCATTCAATCCAGCGATGTATGAAGCATCACGCATCGTTGGGCTGAATTCGTCTAATGTCTTATCACCGTTCGTTGTATCTGCATCATATGGAATGAGTAAGCGTTCTTTGCTTTTTGGCATGCTAAATGAGCCGTCTTTTGCTTTCTTCACCGTTGTATAGTCAGCAAATACAAAGCGCTCACCGCTCGCATATTCCCAGTCCAAACGCCCGAATTGCTGATCTGCTTTCTTGATTTGCTCGATAGCCTTTTCAAAAATAGAAACGCCATTCTTACTTTTATCAATTCTGTTAGGCAATGGATTTCTGTAATAGCCAAAGTCCATGCGATCCATACCCTGATAGAGTATATCTTCGTATAGCTGCGCCCATTCTTCGATTGAAGTTAAAGGCACTTGATTTCCAATTTCCCCATTCACGCCTTTATAAGCCTTGTTTTGAATTCGCAAGCCCTCTGATGTTAGTTCATGGAATTCCAAGCGATAATATTTTTCTTTGTCGCTAACTTCCTTAACTTGAATGAATGCAACTTTTCTAAGGCTTCCGTCATCGCCAAATTCAAAGGGGATAATTCTATCAGCTGGAATGTATTCAACGTTTCCAGTGTTTCCAATAGGCTTGATAACCATAGAACCTAAGCCAAGCCCAGTTTGAAAGTGTTCATTGAAGTTTCTTAGCGCCTTTTGATAAAGTTCATTTAACTTGTCATTATCCAAACTTGTTTCCATTTCGGATAAAGTCACATTAGCAAATTCCGAACATACAGCGCCCTCTAGCCCTAGACTTTTAACGCCTGAATAGTTTTCTGTTTCGTCCGTCCACGGCGCTTTTCCGCATAGCATTTTGTCCCATAGTTCCAATCGTTCAATCATTGGTTGTGATAGAATTACACGCTTGCCAGTTAGTTTTTCAAGTTGTGTGCTTCCAAACATTTTTTCATATACCCCCTTGATAAAATCAATAATCTTTCTAAGTATGTTCATCATTGCCCTTTCTTCTTCCAAACAGGGTTTAATGCGTATCGTACGCTGTCTATACTGTGGTTATCTTTGTCAGGATAGCCACTGATTACTTGCCCGTCTTTGTCGCGCATGTATTCATAATGTGTGAATTCCATAGCTGCATTAGGGCATCTCTTGCTATCTATCACGATTTCTTTTAGTGAAGATAGCCACTTCATAGAATACGCCACACTTCCAGCGCCTTTTTCTGCGCCACGTGCTGAGATACCAAACGCTCGCAAGTCAGCAATAGACTTATTTTCTGCGCTATCACATGTCACGATTTCATCACCAATCTTGAATTCATTCTTCAACACTTCCGCCACGTCTTCATTAGGCATCTTATTAGCCCTGAATTCTGCGTAAATGTATAAAGTCATATGTGCGCTGTCATAGCAACAACGCGTGAAGTTTAACGGGTCAGGAAACCATCCCCAGTCCAAACCGTTATACGTATAGTTGAAGTTGTTTATTTCTTCATCTGTGATTTCTCTGATAGTCACGTTTTCAAATACGTTGCCACCAGTTCCGTTTACCTTACCCAAATACTCATTTTCATAAGCCTTAGGGTTTATCTCTTTCAATGCTTCCGCTTCATCTAGCCAGTTTTTACCCAGCCATTCCTTTGGCACGTCTAAATATGTTGAATGATATACTTTCATTCCAGCTTTTGGCGTTAGCACGTACTCATTAGCCCAGTTGTTAGCCGTCTTCGGTGGGTTGAATGACTTGAATATCCACGCTTTATCACCACCACGCACGGCTGACTGTTCTATGTTTCTGACTGTTTCGCTACCATAGAATTGGTCTAACTCTTCAAACCAAACAATAGCGATATAGCCCTTTTCAGGTTTAATGGACTTAATCTTCAAAGGGTCGTCAGCACCACGGAAGAATATTTTCTGCCCCGTTGCTGTGCGCGTGATTTCCATAGGGGATTTCGTACACTTAAACTCACTGTCTAATTCCAATTTATCAATAGCCCATTTAAGCTGGTTATACACTGAGTCTTTGATAGTGTTCGATACTTGGCGCATGACTAACGCGTTATAGTTTTCGTCTTGCATCATTAGATCAATGATTGCTAAACCTATACATGAGGATTTCGTGCTACCACGTCCACCCTCATTGACAAATTCATGTACTTCATGGTGATAAACGTCCCAAATGAATTGAGAAAAAGACGGCGCTATATACAAGGTTGGAATTCCCTTATATTTCGTACCGTCTTTCTTCTTGTGTTCTGCTTCGTATTGTTCCATCTCGATAGCGTGCTTTTCTTGCTTCATCTTTAATTCTGCACGCCGTATCTTGATGTCTTCTTTATCCGTTAGGCTTTCCCCGTTTACAATTCTATTCACCGCTTCAAATGCTTTGACGTTGCCCTTTCGGGCTTGTGACATCATTGCAACGGCTAATATGGTTTCTTGTGACTCTATTACTTCGGGTTCAACGCCTAAAGCCTTAGCGACTGTTTCTTTATCCCTTTGTGTTGGTGGCAAAGATAGCAACGCTTTAAAGGTTTCCCTTAGTTCTTTCTTGCGTTTTCTTGTCTGCCCTGACTTGATGCCACCGTTGCGGCTGATAGCCCTTGCTTCTTCCTTACTTCTCTTTGTAACTGGAATTAGGTTATCATGTCCCTTATTTTTTGACGTTTTGGGCTTGTTTTGGCTCGTTTTAGCCGTCTTTTTGGTTTCCTTGACGTCTTTATCATTTTTCCCCTTTTGGCTCTTATTCGCCATTTCTCGCCCGTCCTTTCTATGATGCTCAAATCATACTTACATCAACATAAATGTTGCCGTTTTTCATATATACCTTTTTCGGTATGTATGATTGCCCACGCTTCAATAGTCTTTCTTTTTGTGCCATGTCTTCGGACACGTTTTTATCTAAAAATGAAATGTCCTTTCCACGTGTGTTTTTGCTTGTTTTGATTTTCAGGACGACTGGTTTGCTTGATCCAGTGAAGCCGCCCCACTCTTCCGCTATTGCGCTATCTGTAGTGGTACTCATGTATCCTTTGTCTGTAATGATTTTGTTCAGCGGCGCATTTGCCATTCGCTTTGCTTCAGCCATTACCTTTTGTGCATAAGCACCTTTGCCAAGTGCGTTTTCACCGTCTTGGATATAGTTCTGCAAGTATTCATATTGTGATTGTGTCATTTTTCCAAATATGGCGCTTGCATCAACACTTCTATATAGCGTATCTTCCTTTACTTTTTCGTTCGTGGCTTTGTCTAATCGTGATATTCTGCTTAGTTCTTCATCTGTGAGTGTTATTTCATTGTTCAAACCTCTTAGCTGATTGTTTACCCACATTCCATCACCGCTTCCGTACCACTCTAAAATATCAGTATCTTCATGTGTTTTTATTTTTATTTCTGCGCCACGTCCACCCATGCTATACCCTTTCTATAACTCGTTATAAAATGACTTTGAACGTAATGAATTTCTTTTCCATGTTTTCCCGTTTATAGTGAATTCCAATTTCTTATCTTTTAATGCTATTTGCATTGCTGTTAAGAGTTCTTTCTGCTCGTTCGCTTTTTTGTTTGTAGCCGATTGTTTTCTTACCTTTTCCATGTAATTTTTTACGGCTTCTCTCTTTTCTAATGCGATATTGCTTTTTTCTCTATTTTTTCCAATATCAAGTTTTGCACGGCCGGTTGTATATGGATTTGGCGCTTGCACTTGCGCTTTTAACGCATCATTAGAAAGATTTGTTAGTTCTTTTATAGCGTTTTGCTTTTCTGTGTCAGAAATATTTAACTCTCTGATTTCTTTTATATTGTTTTCGTATTCTCTATTGATTGAGTCGCCCATTTCGTAAGCGCTACTTTGATTATTTGCTCGCTTTATCAATTCTTTATTAAGTCCACCAGCTGAACCTATGGCTATCTTTGCACCTCTTCCGCCCACATTAGATCACCTTTCCTTTTTTGTTTCTTCTATTTAGTAATTCACTCTGTGGTACTGCGCCAGCGCCTAATGTTTTATCTTCTTTGAAAGTGAATTTATAACCATAGCGCTTTTGATTTGCTCTTAGCCAATTCATTGTTTGCTTTTGTGTTCTTTCATACGCCTGCGCGCTTGTTTCATTGCCGACAACAATAACAGTATTTGTCACTGGTGATTTTTGTAACCCCTTCACAAATTCCTTTGGTTTGAAGTTCTTTGTTTTTGCAAAAATCCAGTCGCCTTTTCTTTCTGATGCGCCAATACCAAGTGAGTCATTTTCTGCTGTTACAGCCAAGTCTGCACGTGAGAATGTGCCGCCGCTATCACCATTTGCTCTATCAGGGTGATTATGAAAAACAAACTTTCCAGCAACTTCTTCATTACGTATGCCGACAGAACCACTATCGCCACGGCGCATAACATGTGCAAATCCGTCACTATCGACAGCAATCATGTGTTCTATGTTATCGTTTATAACTTCGTTTCTAAAATTCATACGCATGTTGTCGATAGATTGCTTATTCCCTTTGTAGAGTCTATTCACACGCGCTGCAAGTTCTCTATCATCTGCGTTTCCATTTCTAGAACCTCCACCGCCTGCATTTGTTCCAATTGCTATTTTTGCGCCACGTCCACCCATTTTTTCTTTTCCTCCATAAAAATAAAAAGCACCGTTTAAGTGCTTTTTCGATTATTCGACTTCGTCCCCTTTTTCGTTAAAAAACATAACTGGAATGTGATACTTGAAGGATTGATCATAATGCTTCAACTTATCGACTAATTCACCGACTGTTACGTTATCAATCTTTACATCAAACAATTCATCATAGGACTTGTATTTTCTTCTCTTACCGTCAATTCCTAGCACGCATTCTGTATATACTTCGATTTCGTGCTTTCCGTCTTTTAGAAAGTATTTACCAGTTATTTCAAGATTATCTATAAATTTACTTCTTTCCATTTTTCTTCAACCTTTCTGTGACTTTATTATCAAAATAAATCACCTTTATATTTTCGCCATAATCATACTCAACTTGTCCACCATATACAAGTATCGTTTCAGGCTTGATTTTCTGTATCATTGCATCAACGCCGTTTTTCCATACCTCAAATGCTTCATCTTCCCTTTTAACGCCAATCGTACTAATAGCAACAATAGACTTTTCAGGTATTCCGTCAAAACAGAATGTGAATGTGTCTTCTTCCGCCCAACTGATTGTAGGTATCACCTTGATGCCTTTGCTTTGCCAATATTGCCCTAGCAAGCGTGAGCGGTACACGTTCCAAATCTTCATCGCCATAGGCATATTCATATATAGGCTAAAATCAGGACTCAGCACGCATTCATACTCGCTTAGCATATCCACGTACTCGTCAGGTCTATTCCATAGGCGCTCAAACTGATAGTCATCAACAAAGCAATGAATACCCACGTTTTTATTCTTGCTAGTCATCGCATAGTTGAAACCTATTAAATCACTTGGGATAAACCCGTCATTCTGTATTACTGGCATTTGATAGAAGCCGTCTGTTTCCGTTTCATCATAGATTTGTAGGTTGTAATGGTTCACCGTGTTCATTCTAGCGTTTTCTTTTTCTTCAGGTTCGCTGAATAAACCGCCTATTTCGTCCATGTCAAATCCTGTGAGTTCTAGATCATAGCCGTCATTGCCTAAATCAAGCAATAAATCAGTCAATCTGTCCATATCCCAATAGCCCGTGATTTTATTCAAGGCTATGTTCAATGCTTTTTCCTTACTCTTAGGCAAGTCCAACTTCACCACTTCGATTTCTTCAACGCCTTTGTACTTCAGCACGTTTAACCGCTGATGTCCACCGATAATCGTCATATCTTTATTGACAATAATCGGCTCACTATATCCAAATTCATCAATGGAATTGCTAATCTTGATAAATTCTTCATCATCAGGCTTCAATTCTTTTCTTGGATTGTATTCAGCTGGCAATATGTCACTTATCTTGACTTTAACAAATTCCATTGTGTCCCTTTCTAACTAAATAGACTGGAAGAAAGCAAAAGGAGATTTTATGAGTACATGAGGTTATTTTTGGAAAACAAATGAAGAAAGTTATCTTCCAGTCTATGCAGAAAAAAACCACGAAATTTCTCTCATGGTTTTTGCCTATTGCCATTATAACATCATTTTAGCGTGGCGATTTCCACAAATCACCATTTATCTAAAATTTGACATATTTTTTTATAAACATACCCATGAGATGTGTATAGTATTTTTGCTATCGTGACATAATCGAACCCGTTTTCGTATCTAAGGCGTAAGATTTCTATTTCGCTATCTTCTAACTTCCGAAAGAATGTAGCATAGTCTTTATATTCTCTTTCGTATCTATCGTACTCTTTCCGTGTTTCCTCTTCTTCAGCACATAGCGCTATTAGGTTATCGTGGAATATCCGCGTGCCGCTTTGATACTTCGCTTCTTCAGGCGATTTGATAGACGGTGATTTTAGCGTGTTTCCTGAAAGTGTGCTTGCCAGCTCTTCCAACCTATCGCCTAGTTGCATGATCATTGCGATTGTGTGCCTAAAGCCTTTCATTTTTCCGTCTGTGTATTGAAATTTCTCTTTTGTTATCATAGTTTCTTACACTTTCCATTGAATGCTAATTCAAATTGCTTTTTGATAGTGTTTATCACGCTTAGCTGGCTCATGTAAACTTCACGTGTGACTGGTTTGTTTTCCAGCAATGTTTTTTCGCATTCAAGCATCTTTTCAACTTCTTCAATCGTGAATACTGGTGTTTTTCGTGCTTCCAGTATTCCTATTTCTTCACTTTTCATTACTTCCCCCAATCTAGCGCTTGCCCGCAATCGTCACAAAACACGCCGTCTTTAGCCACAAATGCGCTATGTGACACCGCTTTATCACACACTGGACAATATCCAACGTGATTTAGAATATGTGTTTTGTTGTAAGACATGATTGCCGTTCTGTTTTTAACTTGCTTTGGTGTAGCACGTTCCACTAATTCTTCCATGTCCTTAAAAGCATTGCTGTCGTTTGGGTTCTTCAGCTGGCGCGCAATATAACTTAATGACTTTCTGTAACTCATTGCTTATCCTCCGGCATAACTGTAATAACAAAATATTGAAATTCTTGCATGCATTCATCATTTATAAATCTTGCAACTACTGTCATTTTATTGCCTTTCACAAGTGCCAAATATTTACCTTTTCTGTTTGGTAAAGTGATTATTTGCATATAATCATATTTCATAACCCCAACTCCTCTAAGGTGTACGCCTTATCTGCTTCCATGCCTTTGTAAATGGTTCCGGTTTTAAAGTTTGGCAATGCTGCGACTCCAAATCCATTATTATTTTTTCCTTTATATCCGATTGATATCCATTCTTCCTTGTATCCCTCTATGCTCTCTTTTTTAATCCATAGAACCACATCTCTAAATGGCTTGATAACCGCTGACAAATAAGCCTTTTCTCTTTCGGTTAGAATTTCGGGTTTGTATTCTTCTTCTAGCCATTCAAGAAATTTTTTAATGCCAGCTTCATTTTTGCACGCATAATTTTTTACGATTTTTCCGTCATATTCGATTTCGACATAAGTTATATTGATGCCAAGTATATTTGTTTCGGTGAGTTCTACTATGTGTAGGTGTGCTAGATTATATTTTTCTTTATTCTTCATAGCCCTAAGTCCTCTAAGGTGTATTCCCTTCCTTCTTCCATACCTTTGTACATTGTGCCTTTTTCAAAGTATGGAAATGCAATAGATTCATCTTCCAAGAAAAATTTTAAAAATTCTCTTTTATGAACTATTTTTTTAACACATTTAACTCTATCTCTAAACGGCTTGATAACCGCTGATAAATAAGCATTTTCTTTTTCAGTTAGAATATTTGGAATATATTCTGCTTCCAACCATTTTGTGAAAGTACTGCATGTTGAAATAGAACCGCTAAAAAACTCTCTATAAATTTCCATAGAAGTGTAATAAATAACAAAATCATATCCACCCCTATCCACTTCAAGATCGTATGAAATATCTCTTAAATCATATTTTTCTTTGTTCTTCATAAGTTTTCCTTATCCTTTCCTTTTACAAAATCAAACTTTGCTGTACATCTTTTAAAATTTTCTGCTTTGCTAATTTGTAATAGTCTTTCTTGATTTCAAAACCGTAACAAGATCTATTTATTTCTGCACATGCTCTTAGTGTTGAGCCACTACCAGCGCAAGGGTCAATAACCACATCGCCCTCGTCTGTAAATATTTCTATTAGTTGCTTCAATAACTGTACTGGCTTCTGTGTAGGGTGTATCTTCGGTGTTTGTGTATCTCTTTCCCACTTAAACCAGTTGAATATCATGCGATTGTTGTTATTAAATTTCGGTAATTTATCACGGTACAAAACAACCGCATACTCAGTAGCGCCGACTATCTTCATATTTGCCTTTAGCACTTGTCCTGAATAGTTTTTTACAAATACAAGCGGATAACTTTTCATAAATCCGTATTTCTTGCCATATTCGATGATTTGTTGCATCTGCTCAAAGGCACAGAACACGATCATTGCTGGCGCTTTCCCTGCTTCTTTTGGCTCTTTAATTAGCATCTTTGAGCAAAAGTGCATGTATTCAGGAATTTTGAAATAACCGTCTGTATCAAAGAAAGCTGATTTTGCTTTCTTGCTTTCACCGTTCTTGTTGTCCCCCCCCACATACCAAGACGGACTACTTGCATATGCATTTTCAGCCAAGTTATACGGAATATCAGCAATAACCAATTGTGCTTTTGGTATTTGATAGCGTTTGTAATTTTGAAAGCTATCGTTAAACAACTCTATTTTCTGCTGTTTTGTTCTCATGTACTCTGTTCCACACTTTCTCTATTTCTTCATCTGTTAGTGGTGTGTTATCAGCATATTCATTCCACCACTTCACTAATTCATCTTTTGTATCAACATCATGTGTAGCAATAAGTACAGCACAATCTAGCAATATTTCACGTCTTGTTCTCTGCTTTCCAGCTATTGCTAGTGGTTGCTGTTTTTCTTCTAACATCTGCGCCCACATGTACTCAGGCATTGCTTTTGCCTTTGTTCTTAGTTGAGCTGCCGTTGGTGGATAGCCCGTTCTATCGTTTCTTAGATAGTCTTTTAAAGCACCCACCACGGCTAATTGTTCAATGTCACTCAGTGCTAATACAAATGAGTTGTAAATCTCTATGATTTCTTCTTTTTCTTTTCGTGCGTAATATTCAGGAAAGCGACTTCTTAAAGTCTTCAGTAAGTCTTTAATCTGTGTTTCTTGCATTAGAACGGTAACTCATACAAATTCATGTCCACTTCATCATTCCAGCGTTCACCATTTAGCCATGTTGTTGGCATAGGTATATACTTTGTGTCTTTCTTAGCCCACACAGGAAGTACGTTTCTGAGTCCGTCCATGATTTCTTTGTATTCCTTTTCGTTAGTGCATAGTTTTAAGAATTTCTGCTTTGCCTTTTTCTTGTCTTGATGCTTAGGGTAAATTTCCCAAAAACTCTCAAACCACATTTCTTTTTGATCTAAAACTTCAATTTCTGAATTTTCGTTGCACGATATATTGTTTTTATTATTCTTATCTATACTAACCTTACCTATACTAACCTGTGGCAACCGTTCGGCAACCATTTGGCAACCAGTTGGCAACCGTTCGGCAACCGCATCATTACTATCAGGGAATTTATACGCGCCATTCTCACTAACTTTTAGCATTGCCATTTCATTTTTGAATGCTGTAGGCGTGTATCTGTCTTTTCTTAATGCATTAGCCATGCGCCAATGTTTAATCACGATAACGCCACTATCAAATTGATAAATGTATCTATTCTTCAGTAAGGCTTCAAGGTCTGTAACGCTTGCATGCGCCTTGAACATTGAAGCCGTGATTTGATTGCAAAAGCCGTCATCATCTGCATTCATGGATAGATGCAAATACAGCGCTTGAGCTGGTGAGGATAGATTTAAGAAATGGTCATCATCTGTGATTTTCTTGGTAAACATTCTTCTTTCTGCCATATATGAACCTCTTAGAATGGCAACTCGTCAGAATTGATTTCATATCCGTTTAGGTAGTCTTCCATTGGATCATTTGCTTGTGTAGTTTCATTCTGTGCTTGTTGCTGTGGCTGAGTTTGTGCCTGTGCTTGTCTTGGCTGTGTACTGTGCAAGATTGATACAGAATTAGCAATGATTTCAGTTACATAAACTTTTTGCCCGTCACGATCATAGCTGCGTGTCTGAATTCGTCCCTCAACACCTACCGTGTCGCCCTTGTGGGAATATTGCCCTAGAAAGTCAGCACTTCCACGCCATGCAACGCAACTGATGAAGTCCGCCGATTGTTCGTTATTGTTTCTTTGTTCCTGTGATAATCGTCTATCACATGCAACGGTGAATGATGCAACAGATAGTCCACTTTGTGTCTTTCTTATCTCAACATCTTTTGTTAGTCTTCCGACCAAAACCACATTATTTATCATGTCTGAATTTCCTCTTTTCTTTTAGATTGCAATTATCGGTGTAATCGTCCATTTTGTAAGTCATTTTTCGCTGTAAATTTTCGTTAGTGTGTACCGTTCCAAAATAGGCACGTTCTAGCGCTGTAACGGCTTCACCCAACCTAACTGGTTGCATGTTCATCAATTCTTTTTCTAACAGTTGCAATGTAGCCAAGTGTGTATGAGAACACTTTTTCATTGCTTCCTGAATAATCTTTAAGACTTCAAATTTCTTAACGTATTCAGTCATTTTTAGTCCACTCTCTGCTTGCCTGTGCATCTAACACTCGCATCTGTAATTTGATTGAATTGATTTTGTTTTCCAGCATTTTATATCGGCTTTCGCATATATCGCGTTTTTGGCGCAATTCAGCGACTTCAGCATGTCCCTTGATAAAAGTACTTATCATGGTAACTGGCACGCCCTGTGCGCGTTCTATGAGCGCCTGAGCGCGTAATTTGATTTGATAGTTGGCTTCGCTGTTCGCTAACTCAATTCCAGCTTTATAAAAATCCTCGATTGTAACGTTTAATGTATTGGCTAGTTTTTCTATTTCTAGCCACATGTCATAGTCTTTGTTCATAGGTAATTTTTATGAAATACCTCCATAAATTTTTCGTGGCCATACAACTTTTCAAAGGCTTCTTGTGCCTTTCGCTGTAATGCATAGCGTAATGACGGCTTTGTTGTATGTAATGCATTGTGTACTTCAGGATTGAGCCATACCCACAATCCCCACTCATCACACTTCTTGCGATTTGCTGTGCCACAAATGCAATGGTGTAAGCACACGTTGTATGATCCAGTGATAAAGCATTTCTTCTCTGTCTGAAGAATGCTATCAGTACGCTGTTTCACTATCAGTAACCACCTTTAAGAGTTCCTTTTCGTCTAGCAATTCAACCTCGTACAGTTGTCCTAAGTCTTTCTTAGGAAGCCACACACAATAGGCTTTTTCTATCTTTTCACCTGTCATTTGTTCATACGCCATTTTGTATAGCGTTAGCTGGTAACTTAAGTACAACGGGTGGTACTGGTATGTAGTTTTAATGTCAATGATTGCATGTTTCCCGTCCACCGTCCCAATCATGTCATACGTGCCACAATACAACGGGTTTCCCTCGTGGTAGTAAACCATAGGCTGTTCACATGCTTGTATGTCGATACCGTTCTCTTCCTGAAGCGTTTTAAAGCGCTTTAATGCTATGCTTTCGTAAGAATGAGTATTGTATCGTCCGTCCACGTTTTCGCCCAAGGAATAGCGTTCTATGAGGTCATGGACTGTGTTTCCATAATCTGCTTTAGCGTTGAGGATATATTGAGGGATATTTGAGTACATATCCCCCATAAGTCCTCTAATTATCTGTGTAGCGGACGGTGTAATAATTCCGTCCACTAAGTACACATGATAGTCAGGTATGAATTCAATCATTTATAAGTCAATCGGACACTTGCTTTGACTTCACTCGCCTTTGTATAGAAGTCATAAATGCCCTCTTCTTTCATTTTGGCTGTATCAACGGAAACACGCTGTGTAGGCGCAACATAAGAGATTTTGACATCTTCGTTTTCAAATGACTTAATGCCGTGTTCTTCCATTGCCTTTTGAATTGCTTGCTTGATTTCCTTTTCTTGATTGTCCATTTCTTGCTTGGTAATTTGAAATTCCTTTAACTTTTGCAACGCAAAGCGTACCGCTTCAGGTAATTCAATGTGATTTTCAACGATTTTGATTTCATTACTCATTAGGTGTTTCCTCTTCTTTCTTATCTTTGCTAAATGTCTTGATTGCTTCGCTTGCTTGCATCATTGTTAGGTCTTTGATTTCTTGTACATGGTAGTATTCAAGCATCTTCTTTATACGTTCGGGATCTTGTGCCGATAGAATTTTTACTTGCCCTAACGATGCTAATGCCAGCTGTTTTTGTGTTGTTGGCTTTTCTTCTTTAGATTTATCCTGTGCATCTTGTGCATCGTTTTCGGCAATTTCCATTGCTTCTAGCCATAAGTAACGGCGCATGTATGTATGTTTTGCACCTAATACTTGAATTGTTGATGCGCCGTTAACAGCCGCTTCTGCTGTGCTTGCTTCAAAAGATACAATGTCATTTGGATTGTCAGCATTGACGATGTCCATGTACGCCGTTTCAATGCCTAAATCATTCGGCTTGATTTTGAAAACTGAAACAAGGTTCAAATCCTTAAAAATCTTGGTGATTTCTGAAATGAAGTCGCTTAGTTCAAAGTAAGAAAATCCCGAAAACTTATTGAAGCCTGATTTCTTCAAAGGTCGATTGCCTAATTCTGCACGTGCAATCGCTAATTTTTGATAAACGTTCATTTCATTAGTCTTTGCTTTAACTTCTTTCTTTGGTTCTGCTTTTGTTGTAGGCTTGCTATCTTGCAAGAAAATTGTGTCTTGATTGTCCATTATTTATTCCTCCTGTTTATACTTGTTTCAAAACATCACGGATAATTGCTTTCCATGAGTCCATTGCAACGTTTACTTTGATTTCATGATCATTGCTGTATGTAACTGTTACTGTTTTGGCGGCTTCCCTAAATTCCATATCTCTTTCGTCCCAGTTTATTTTTACTGTTTTGATTTTGCTATCTGCCGCCTTTAGCACTGTTTCAAGTGCAAATTCAAATTCTCTTCTTTGATTATCTGTTTTCATTTTTCCCCTCATGTACTGGTAAGCGTTTGACTTGTTCTAACTTGTCGTAAGTAAGCAACTTGTGACTTAGTTCGATGTTTACTTCAAACGCCTTTTGGTTAAGTTCTGCTAACTTGCTGATTTTTCTTTGCAAGTCTTCAGTTTGCTTTTCATACCGCTTTGCTTCTTCAATCAGCATGCGGTTTTGTTCTTTTAATCGGTTATATCTTGCTTGTAAATCCATTTCTTTTACCCTCCCAATCCACTTTTCTAATGTGTTTTGGCTTTTTCTGTGGTTTTTCGTATTTGTTATTAAATTCAGGATTGCCAAGTTTAACTATTTCAATCTTCTTCATGGTCTATTTCCTCGACTTCTTCCACGTCTTCACTATCGCAATATGGACATGTTCTGTATTCTCTGTATGAGTAGTCTATGTAGCCATAATGGCTGTTCATGTCATCGTCATTGAATATCCTTTGACAATGCGTGCATATCATCTTCATAGCCTTACTCTGCCATTTCTTCAGCTGTCAAAGGACGTTGGGAATAAGAGTATTGAAGTACAGCGTTGCCTAGCATATATGCGATGAATGCAAGCCCTAGAACCACGACTAATGCTGTTTTAATTGTGTTTTGTAGTGTTTTCATAGTTAGTTCATCTTCTTCCCAAACGCCTTTTTTATCACGTCTTCCGTATGTGTTCTACCGTCCTTATTCGACGTCAAACTCTCTTCAAGTTCTTCAGGGCTTTCAAAATCCTGTCTTTCGACATCTGAAATCGTTTCTATTAAATCCGCCATTTGTTCAACTTCAGGATTTCTCTTAATGAATTCTCTAATTGCCAAAAGTTCTTGTGCTAAATCAAGCGCGCTTCCCTCTGCTTGAAATGCAACTTCACCGCCACGATTTTCTGCTTTAATCATTTTTCTTTATCTCTCTTTCTGTGTTAAAATGAGAGTGATAGTTTTGGTCTATCACTTGGCGCTTTCCTTTGGGGTGGGTGCGCCTTTTTTCTTTTTCCACTCTTCATATCTTGCTTTGAATTCGGGTTCGTTCTGCTTATCGTTTAGCACTTGTAACGCAAGATAGTTGAGTGATTGAATATCAGTTTTTTTGATTGCCATAATCTTGTAAAACCTTATTGATGAAGTACACTTGCCCTTTGCCAGTAACTCTCGTTGTGCGTGTAACTTTTGGATCATGTCCGCTTCTTTGGACTGTTCTTTCAATGACTTCAAATAACTTCATTTCCATACTCTTCTGTGTAGGCTCGCATGAGTGTTTGAAGATATACCCGTTATCTCTTAGCCATGTCCACAAGCGATTACCGCCAATCTTCACGCCGTTTTGGCAAATCAACTTCGCAAGGTCGTATACAAGAATGCTGGTGTCCGATTGTGCAACAGCATCAGCGAATAAGGCTTTAGGCTTCATTTCCTTATTTTCCAGCTCTAATGTAGCGATTGTCTTATTAGCAATCGTCAAGGCTCTTGCCATTACTCGCTCAGGGCTATTCCATTCTTTTTCAATTTGAATGAAGTATTTTCTTACCTCTTTGCCTTTTTCTGTACGTTGTAACATTGCGATTTCTTTCGCCATATCTACTGTGATTTGTGCATCTTGTGACGGTCTTCCGCCGGTACTTTCGGACAAAAATGTCGTAAAGTCTTTTTGTGCTTCAAAACCGTATTCACACATTCTTGTAAACCAGTGATTGAAGTCTGTGCTTACTTCTAATGCTTTGTGTAAATCTCTTGCTGATACTGTGATACGTTCTGCATTTGAAGTATCAATCTTTAATAATTCGTTCATGTTTTCCTTTCTAACCTCCTATAATTGATTTGAAGGGAGGTGAATAATAATGAGTGACTTTGTTAATGAGTTAGCAATTCTTTATGTCAAAAATCATTGCGACAAGGATACAAGCCCTGCTGAGATGTTGGAAGTGTACTTATCTGCTTATACTGAAATTAAGAAACACCAACATGACATCAAAGAAGAAAAACTAAACTCTTAATAGATATGATTTGCTTGTTCAACTAATTTGGCGGTTGCTTCAATAACCGCTGGCAAAATGCTTTCAGTCTGCACGCTGGAGGCATTTTCTAATTCTGCTTGTATCCAATCACACAATGCGTTGATTGTTCCTAATACTTTTCGTTCCATTTGTTCCATACGTTCCTCCTTTCTTAGTTACATTTTTTGTAACTATAATTCGTTAAAAAAAGCGTTTTCTGATATTGTCTTGTCATAACGGCGTAAATAATTTAGCATCTTATCAATATCTGATTGAGTAAACATTCTTGTTTCCAACTTTTTGCGGAATGTAGGCGCTGAAGCACCGATGACTGTTGCCATTTTCTCTTTTGTAATATCAAATTTCGCCATTAAACCAATCAATTCTCTATTCATTATTTCCCCTTTCTAAGTTACCTATTAGGTAACTACCATGTCTATATATTACTTTTTATGTAACTTATTGTCAATAAAAAATTTACATTTATAGTAATTTTTCTTTCTGATATTACAATTTAATTTACTGTTATCAAAAAAAGTACTATATTTGTAATACGAAAGGTAACATTATATATGAAAAACAAATTCTCTGATGTTTTTAAAAAATTACGCATTCAAAACAAATACACCCAAGAAGATATAGCAAATAAGTTTGATATGACAAAAACAGGCATTTCATATTGGGAGAACGGAAAGTCTGAGCCGTCATTAGAAGTAATTGAAAAACTTGCAGAATTATTTAATGTTTCCATTGATTACTTATTAGGTAATTCCAATACTGAAAATGATTATGGAATTATGTATAATCGCACAAACGTTATAGGCGTTGTTCCAGCTGGCACACCTTTAGAAGCAATAGAAGACATCATCGGTGAAATTGAATATCCGTCACGTTTTGCAAATAAAGAAGTGTTTGCATTACAAATCAAAGGCGACAGCATGAACAAGGTTTTGCCTGACGGCTGTATAGGTTTATTTGAAAAGACAAGCACATTAGAAAATGGAGAAATAGGCGCTATCATGGTAAATGGTGACGATGCAACAGTTAAGAAGTTTTACAGATTGACGGATAGTTATGTACTTGAACCAGTTTCATTTAACCCTGAACATCACCCACTAATTATAAAAGACGGTACTGTTCCAGTATCTGTTATAGGAAGACTGATTTGGTATTGTTCTAAAGAAAGTATTATATAAACGAAAAACAGCCACTATATGTGACTGTTCCCCTACCTCATTCGGCTATTGGAATTTAATTATAACACACAAAGGAAGATAACATGGAAAATTACATACCAGCGGTGATATACGCCCGTTTCTCTTCTTCAGGACAACGTGAAGAGTCTATCACGGGGCAATTAAGAGATTGCAAGCGGTACGCTGAAGAACACGGGTTTGAGATAATCAATGAATACATTGATGAAGCCAAAACAGGAACATCAGATAATCGCCCGTCATTCCAAAAAATGATAAGGGATAGCGAAAATAAGCACTTTAAGGCTGTTATCGTTTGGAAACTTGATAGATTTGCCCGCAACCGTTATGATAGCGCCATATATCGTTCTAAACTGAAGAAAAACGGCGTAAAGATATATAGTGCAATGGAAAACATATCCGACAGTGCAGAGGGAATAATCATGGAGGGCTTAATGGAAAGCATGGCGGAATATTACAGCGCCAACCTTTCCGAAAATGTCAAACGTGGTAACAGGG